AACCAACCGGAATACCACGCAGCACTTGCCAAGTTGAAGGGTCTGTATGGAGCAGTTGGGATCGATTTCATCGGCGATCCGTACGAGGTTATGTACGACATCGATTATTTTTTCGATACCAACTACCACACCAACCAACGTGGCAAAGATGCTTACACCTCGCGCTTGATACAGTGGCTGAAACCACACATCAAAGCGCCGCAAATCACTAGCCCTGTGACCGTCGAACCGACGCCGGTTGATTTGGCACTGCGAAACTTCAATGGTTGGATGCCGATTTCCGGATTGCGCCCTCTCGATGGCCCTTTTCCAGCCGCCAATTTGCCATTGGTTGCTTGGGGTGCCTCACAAACCAAATTACAGATCGAGTCGGGCAAAAGCGGAACCGCTTTTCTGAAGCTGGAGTTCAATGCAAACCTGGAGCAGCATCCTATCTCCATTCTGGTCGACGACACCTTGGTGTACAGCAAGACAGTCATCAAGTCGCCCGACTTCATAACCATCGACATCAGCTTTCCGGTCAACGCTGGCAGGCATGTCATAACCATCAATTCCAGCAACGAACCCACCGGCGAGAGCCTGTTGTACAGGACTATCCTTTTCACTGACCCTGGGTCCACCCTACCAACTCAAGCAGGATTGCAGTAGGTCGACGAACGCCGCCATGCGCTTGGGACCAATAATCTGATAGCGCTGCATGGCCGCGTTGAGCATCGGTGCAAAACCGCCGGCATTGGTGCCGGCGCTCCAGAGGTCCAGTAACTGTTGCTGGGTGATGGGCTGCTTTTCTTCAGGCGAAAAAAACCGCTCAAGGCAGCCCGTTGTTTAAGTCGGTTCAGGGTTGCGGTGGCCACGCCGGATCACCTTGCGTCAGATCAACCCGATTGACCGCGATACGGTATTGTTTCCAGCTCTTTAGCTGGGCCAGTTCTGTAGGAGTCGCATCTTCCAGATCGACAGCATCCTGCAATGGCGCGATGGCCATAGTCGCCTTTGAAAGGAAAACATCGCGAGTTGAGAGGTTCCCTGCCAGGATTTCTTCCGGGGTAGGCTGATACGGGACTGGCGCGGCAAAAACAGCCCCATCATACGTCCACATCTGGTCAGGCTTCGGAGTGACCCCGGTGATGTCAATCATCTGAACCACCAACTCTGGAACGAATCGCTCCTCGATTGAGTACTCATTGCCATTGGGATCAGCGAAGGGCTCGATGATCTCTTGAATAACTCCATCCTCAACGCGTGCATATGTCTTCATCATGCGAACTCCCAAACAAGAACCAATCCAGAGCCGCCAGCAGCGCCCGGCGCAGCGGCGGCAGAAGAGCCGAGTTGGTTGCCGGACCCACCGACGCCTGTACCTCTGCCTGACGAGCCACCAGAACCGGCATAGATAGAGGATCCGCTTTGTATGCCGCAGCCGCCCTTGATGCCGCCCGCATTGATCAAGTTGCCGGATGCGCCGACGTTGGCTGTTCCACCGGGGCTAATTGTCGTGCCGCTATTGGCGACTGCAGGTCCACCTTGTCCGCCGCCTCCTCCTCCGGCGGATAATAGGGCGCCGAACGAGGTACTTCCGCCATTACCACCAGCATTCGCACCGGCGGCTCCGGCAGCACCGGCGGCTCCGATAGTAACGGCCACGCCAGAGAACCCGGTAGTCAGTCGAGAACAGGCGTAACCGCCTCCGCCTCCGCCGCCTGAAACCGCAAGTGTGGCCGCGCCAGTAGCCGCCACACCACCGCCCCCGCCGCCAGCACCGATAACCTCAACAAAGATGGAGTTGGTCCCTGGGGTTGGCGTATAAGTAGCACTGGCGCTGAACACTTGCATGTTCAGGAGCCTGCCAGGTGTCGTGCCTCGGATTGCGTCCAGCAGATCAGCAGCACGCGCCTTTGTGGGGGTCACCCCTGCGGCGGTAAGCACCGCCAAAATGTTCTCTTGAACATCGTTCATCCAGGCAGCGGTTACCACCGTCGCAGGCACCCCACCCGCCGGGTCACCTTCAGTGAATTTTTTATCAACCGTTGCGCCTGGCCCGTCAATTCTGTGCATGTCGATTTTTCCTAAGGGAGAGTTAAAGCAATGAGGTCCGCATCACTGACGCGCCGGGGGTAATAGCGAAGACTTCGAGCGACTCCATCAACTTGAAAAGATGATCCAGAACCAAATAGAGTCATAACGCCAAGGCCTAAAGAAGATACGTTCAAAGATGCGGTGACGGTCCTGACCAGGCCATTGGCTGAAACTGTTATGTTTGCGCCGTCAAAAGCAATTGCTACCTTGCCCTGCTGGATATCGCCGCCAAAAACAGACTGATTGACCAAGCCGCCAGCATCGGTTTGAGTCGATGTACCAACGCCACCATTACGCAAGTAAACAAAAACCCTGTCGTTACCATTAATGATGGTTAGCAGATAACGACGGTCGGCTGTAACAGCTGTTAGTGGTGCTTTTGTTTCAACATCAAAAACAAATGTCCCTGCGGATTGCCCCCACCAGGACGGGCTGACATTGACAGTTGCGACATCGGCCGCCCTCGTCACTACTGAGGCAGCAGTTGGAATATAGGTGCTCGGGTAGTCACTCTCTTCACCTTGCGGTCCACCAATCAAGATCCCGCCAACCCCGTCGCCGGCGAATGTAACGCCGTTGGTTGTGTTCGCAACTTCTAGGTTTGCCGCTGCCCCCGTAACACCTGCACCCATTGTGAAGGTTACGGAAATCCTGAATACACCGTCGCCGACCGGGATAATGCTGCTCTGTATCCCCGCGGCGTTTTGCGTGATCTCCCCTGTTAGCACGTCAAAAAGCACTCGGCCGACCAGCACACCGCCCGGCGCAACCCGGACAGAGAGCCTTTGGTAAGCCTCGGCTTTCGCATACCAGCTGAGCGTTACGGTCGATGCCGCCGTGAGGGTCAGACTCCTGGTGATGCTGTGCACGGCAGAATTTGTTGAAGGCGTGAACTTGAAGAAAGGAATGCCCTTGATCGTGCCGGCGCTGGCCAACACCCCTTCGCTTTTACCCCATACGGCATTGGAAAGGTCTTGGCTTTGGGTGTATCCATTGGTGGATGGCGTCTCCACCAACAAGCCTTCGCGCACTCCACTGACTGGCGAATAGGTGATCCCTGCCACGCCGCTGGTCAGTTGTTCTATGTCTCTCGCCGCGTTGTACCTGGTACGAATCGTTGCCCTCGTAAAGCTCATGATGCTGGCAAGCAATACGCTCTGCTGCGACACCAGATAGGTATCCAACGCGAAGTTGAGATCCAGCGACGAGTTTGCATAAGCAAAAATCGGGATGGTGTGCGCCGGCGCCAGTTGCCTGATCTTGCACTCAAGCGAGCTGGTGCCCCAGGAACGCAAAGGCTCACCGACCGCCGAGAGCCCTACACGGAAAGTCAGGACGGTGGTTTCCGGGCCGTTCACCTGCCAGGTAAATTGCCAGTCGCCGTTGGTCAGCGCATCGCCCACCTCCGACATGCCAACCCTGAATGGCCTGAACTCGGTAATGGTGACTTCGTATCCCAGCGCTGCAGCGATGCTGATGAAATACGCCGGTGACTGACCACCAGTGCTTGCCAGCTTGGCCAGAAGAGCATTGCGACGTCCCTGCAACGTACCCTCAAGGGCGCCCGAGCAATTATCAGGTAGGCCTACAACGCGCTCCCAATCGCTGAGCAGTTCATTCGTACTGGCCGGGTTGGCCTCAAGCGGCAGCAACTCGCCCCGGCCATCCACTCGGGCCAGTTCAATTGACATGCCGTCGAGCAGTTTGTGTAGCGTGGTCCCGGCTTCCCTGGGGAATGCCTGACCAGGAGGCAGCAGCGTTTTCAGCTGCTCCAGGTAGTCGGCAGCTGTCGGCATTACGCCTCCTTAAAAGCTGGAGAAAGTTATGGTTCCCGGGATCGCCATATGCCCGGTGGCATGTGCCACATCAGCGGTCGGCGATGTAATGGCGTTATCCGACTCGCCAGCGGCCAGCGATACAGCCTCGCGCAATCGGCTGATCAGCGTAGGCGCACCTGGCTTGGCATCCCGAACGATTAAATCGGCAACCTCGGCCCGTACCGCTGCCTGCACTGCCGCCGTATTTGGCGAAAGTTTTACCGACATGTTCAGCGGGTCAGCGACTGGAGCCACGACGAACACTTCTGCGGTTACCGGGCGGCGCGCGTCGATGTAGGCCTGAACCTCGGCAACCTTTGCAGGCGTTGGAATGATGTCGACTTCACCGTCGCAGACAAACAGGACGGTGACTGTCCCCGCCCCCATCTGCCGGGGATAAACCCAGGCACGGGTGACACCGGGCACCTCCAGCGCCCAAAGCTCGTAGTCAGACGAAGCGCCACCGTGCGGCGGCTGCCTGATCCTCTTGAGCAATCGGCTCAGCAGCTGCTCGTCCGTTTCAACGTCCAGCCCGCCATCAATCGCGGTAGATGTTGTTGCTGTGGACTGAACACCTGCGATCGGGGACAGAAGAAACAATGGGGTGCCGTTCGCCGCATCTCCGGCGACGCCTGCCTCAACCGCAACGACGGTGACTTGCAGCGTCGGTCCTGTGAACACGCCGTCAGCCAGTACGCGGTATTGCACGGCATCTTGTCGCTGAAGGATCGTTCCCGCAGTAACCGTGGACCCGATAGCGCCGCTCAGTGTGGCGCCACCTGTCGAATAGTCCGCGCTTTTGCGGAAGACTTTCCAGATCGCCGCCCAGCGCTCGAGATATTCCTTCTCGGCAGTATCGATGATCGCCTGCTTGGCGGCCCATTCGAGGAAACCGTACAGCATTTGTACAGCGCCAGCCTCGGACCGCCCGAGGATGCCCAGCAGTGATCGGCGCAGAACCGCGCTTTCAACGCCGGTCACGCGGCCGCTGATGTCTGTCGTAACCCGGTCGATGAGTTCCGGTAATGTGGGTCGAGCAAATGGCATCAGGCAGCCCTCTTATCGGCCTGAGCCGACCATTCATAGTTGTACCGGTATCGGACCGCAGAGCCTGTCGGCCGGTAGATGTCGATGGTGAGGAGCATCACGCCCCTCGAAAAATAGGACGCGGCAACGTCGATCCGCGTGGCCACCAGGTCGTCAATCATCCAGGCCAGCGCCTCGCGGCAGTACTGCTCGGCTCGGCTGAGTGTTTGCGGCAGTTCTTTCTCCCGGGCCAGTAGCCAGAGCAGCGAGCCAGTCTGGTCAGTAGCGGATGCGTTGGTGATATCGCCCCAGTACCCGCGCAGATCATCCTGCGGGTACTCGGGCGGGATCTGTTCGGCGCTGGCACGCCGGTCGGTGAATAGACTGATGATCACGGCAGTTTCCAAACCGTCATCGCGCTCAAGGTCGAATCCAAACAGCACCAGATCGCCGCCGAACTCGTTCATTACCATTGCGGCGTCAGCCATCAGACAGGCACTCCCGAATTTGCGCCACCGATCAAAACCCCGCCGTGACGGTGGGTGCTACCGATATCCTTACCGTTGTTAGTGATGGTGCCAGTGGTAGTGATGTTGCCAACCACCTCAAGATCGCCTATCAGTTTTATCGTTGGGGCCTGCGCTTCTAGATGTTGTACGGCTGTGACCTTCACCATTTCACGCAGTAACTCGACCTTGTTGCCCAGGTCGTCGTACATGGCGACCTCGCCGGCCTCAAGGCTGATACGGTACCGGCGGTCATCAACCACCAGAACAATACCCTGCTCCCGGTTGCCTCCAATGAAGGCCACCGCGACGTCACCGCCCATTGGGTGACTGGTAAAACCGTAGTTCTGCATGTGCTCGACACCATCGCGCAGCTCGTTCTTCAGCAGCTCAACCTGCAGCTGCTGACGTCCCGTCGAATCGTTGACACCGCGCAGGACTCCACGGCCGAACATCATCATCACGCGGTTGCCGAGATCTCGTACTGGGTTACCCATCCTTTTTATCCTCTTCGCAGATGGCTTCCGCCCAGATGTTTCGCCCGCCCTTTTTGCCCTTCTTCCCTTTTTTGGAGTCAGGCGGCTCGGGCGAAAATGCCTGCGGGCTCACGATGTCGAGTTTCGTTGTGGTCCCGCCCTCCCCGCGCTCGTACGTGGCCTGGCGGATGATCATCTGCCCATCCATGCGCAGCCATGACGACTTGACCTGCACCAGCATGCCTGGCTCCCACAACGGGCCGCCCGGGCTCTGGCGCCAGCCTTGCACGGTGATGGACGCTGAGGCGGACTTGCCCAAGCGGCTGTTGGCTTCCCATGTGGCGCGCTCCTGGGCGCTGCCGGATGAACTGCCGGACTCAGCAACGATCAACATTGGCCGATAGCGCCTGATACCGCTGTCACTGGCACCACCCTCGATGTGCGCCTCGGTCTCACCCTCGCTGTATGGGTTGTATGCGGCCTGCCCCTTGACCAGATAGCTGCTGAATCGCTGACTGTGGTCAATGCTGCCAGTAGCGCTGAGGATGTTTTCCCCCTGGACCAGGCCGACTGAGGCACGCTTGTTGCCCGCACGGGTGATCAGCAGTCCACCGGCACCATCCGGCATGAGCAACACACGCCGCTGCCGGGCATAACGCTCAATTGCCTCGAATGCGGTTTCACCCTGCTGGAGCTTGCACACCGAAAACGGCTCACCGACTGGGACATCAGCGGAAACGCCGACGCCGAACGGCTTGGCCAGAATTTGAGCGAAGCGCAGCAGATCTATGTTTTTCCACTCGTCCGGGTTGTGCACCGCGCTGCAATCGATCAGGTCGGAAGTCCGATCACGCCCCTGAATGTTGATGGTGTGGTCATTGGCGCTGAACGATGGTTTGAAGATGTCGACGTAGCCGATCACCATCGGGACCCCGCCCAGCCTCACTTCGCATCGGTCACCTGGGAGAATCGGCCACGGTTCCGTCTGTGCGCCCGAGCCATCCCGCCCCTCCCAGCGCTCAGTCAGCGTTACGGTGAACGCTCCCGACGAAGCATCAACCGCCCGGGTGACGCCGATCTGGGTCCAGCCGGCATAGTTCATGCCGTTGACCAGCAGCTCAAGGTCATCCATTCGCGAGCACCTCGAGCGATTGGCCGCCAGTCAGGAACCCTGGCCGCCGTGGATCGTTGCGCGCCACGATGTCATCGGCGCGGCCGGCATCCCCATAAAGCTGATAGGCCACGACCAGAGAGGGCAACGTCTGCCGGGGGGAGAATTTCGCCAGCCGCGGCAAATCCTGATCAGGGTCCGGTACCGCCTGGACAACTGCCGTCCGCAAATCGGTGAGAGCCACGTAGACCAAGTCGCTGTTCGTGCTCTCGCTTTCCTCATCGAGGCTGTCGGCCAGTTCGGTCCGGACGGTGATCGCCGATTCGTAACTGTCATATTTCGTCGGTGAGGACGTTGTCTTGGTGCCGCCGTTCGACACACTCTCGGTGGTCTGGGTAACGACGGCGGCAACGGCCGCTTGAGCGATCGCAGACTGACGGACAAGCGACGACACAGCCGCGGTGTTTTTCACCACCTGCTGACGACTCGGCGTCGATGCCGGGGCGTCATCATCGTTGTCACTGGATGTGTACTGATCAAACAGGCTCATCAACATACTGAAGGCGCTGCTGCCAAACGCTGAACGGATGCTGCCCACCGCATCGACGACTTGGCTTGCGAACTGGAACGGCTGTTGGATGAGGTCGAACGCATCTGAACCGATGCTTTTGACCTTGTCGTAATAATCAGAGACCGCCTGGATATCGCTGGAAACGATGAATTCAGGCGAGCTCAGGAAGTCGCTGAGTTCCTTGATCTGCGAGGTGGCAGCATCGGCCACGAAGGACGGGTAGCCCTTGGTCAGGAAGTCGGACACGAAGCTGTCCTTGGCCATTTCCGTGACCTCGTTGCCCTTCTCGCTGATCGCATTGACGCTGTCGATCTTGGCGGATGGGTAAGA